TCTAATGTTTAATTCGTCGAGTCTCATAGTTTAACCTTTGATTTGATCTTTAGCCATTTCTTTAGCCTGCTTTAGTGTACGTCTCCACTCTGCTAGCTTTTCTTGATCGCCTTCAGCTTGAAGCTCTTGATCTATTTCTTTAAACACTTGTTTAATTGTTACTGCTAGATCCATTATAGCAAAAGTATCAACAGCAGCACTCCTAGTTGACTCTTCATCACGGTCTTGGTCTTCGTCGTCTTGTGCTGCTTCGGACAAGTCAGCACTACAAAGCTTTTGAAGATTCCTACTAGTAGTTAGCTGTTCCATAGCAAACTGCGCTACAACATCAGCAGCACCGGGTCCCCATTTGTCAACACTTTTTAACATTTTGTTAATCCAGTAAGAAACTATCCAGCCAGCACCTATGCTAAGTATAGCAGCCGCTGTACCTATTAGAATGCCCGGACCAGTAGCGCCAGACACTGCAAAAGCAATTCTTCCAATAGTTTGGAATAACACTGCGCCAGTTGCTACTGAAGTTAGTAGTGTAGGTATTACACCGTAAATTAGATTAGACATTCTCGGTGTAAATGCTTCAACGTTGTAACTGTTTAGGATATCTTTAAAGCCACCACCGTAGTAATCTAGACGGTAAGTTGTATCTGCTTCGTCGCTGTATATGTCAACAAATGGATCGTTATACGGATCGTAGTTTGAATCTAAACAAGGTGCTGTGTAATCGCCTAGTTGTGTAACACGAGCTGCTCCTGTATTGTAAGAGTACCAGTCTGCTAAAAACTTTGCGCCTTTGCCTGCTACAAGTACTGGTCCGAGCCATGTCATCATCCCACCAGCGAGTCTACTGCCGAACAGACTGTTTATCTTGCCAGCTATACTTGTTGGTCGCTTGCCAGTTAGCTTACTTGAATCAATTGCTGCCTGAGATTGACGGGCTGGCGTCTTACTTGGTCTATCACTATCTAAACCTCCGGGTCCTATGAGCGACGGCGCAGTACGCCCAGGAGGTACGTTCTGACCTGACTGCACGCTAAGTCGGTCACTAGGCGGAGCAGCAAAGCTGGGCCTTGCAGGACCACGATCAGTATCAACTGTTACTGCCGGTGTTGTTGGTTTTGTTCTACCACTCGGTGTTGGCTGTACTTTTGGCTCACCTGCTGGAGCAGTAGCTGTAGTCGAACCTGCTTTTGGGTTTTTCTTTTTTGGCTTTTTCTTTTTTGACTTTTTTTCATCAGCTTCGTCGTCGTCAACATGCCCAAAACCTAAATACGGAGGAGTGTCGTCTTCTGCCACGTATAAATTTTCAAAGTTATCTCGATTGCTTAGTTTAGTAGTTTTAATTTGATCATTGCTACTTACAAAGTCAGATTGTTTCATGAGTAATCCTTAAATGCCTATTTAATGTATTTATGTCTCAACTTCGTTGATCCATGTTATCGTTTGTCTTGCTCAGCTATCGCTATCGCAAACAAACTCAACATCTTACTTCGTAAGTACTAGAGTTTCTAAGAGTAGTTAAGTGTTAAGTACTTTTTTTAAGAGTTACTAGAAGAGATATTTCTGTAGATTAATCTGCTCAGACGGAACCTGTTTAGGGTTCCGTCATAAAGAAAAATTTTGTTTTTCTGTGAGTATCACCACCCGTGACATGGAAATAGGTGTTTAAAGTTTATACACACGTTCAACGGGCTCTGACCTTTCCCTTACCTACGTCGACATCACGTAACAGTGTTACGTTACCTGTACTCTCGTTCCTACGTGTACAGTTTTTATGAACATAGTGTGTTTGTGATCAACAGCATTGACCTATATCAACTTACCGCCTCTGGGCGTTGGCTCAATATGTTACGTGTCTAGGTCTCTATCCCTAGCTTTTCCACAGCGGCTCTTTTATTTCCGGCCCGCCAACCTTATGTGCTGTATGGTTGCCTAAAGTTTAGTTTTACCATTTTCATTGCCTAAGTACTCTTTTAATATTTTAGAACCACCAATGCGTACATTAATAATACCATTGTAATAGTCGTCTGATTCTAAAACTCGCCTTTCGAATTGTTCACGTGCTTCAAGATAACTTGCTATGCCTCTGCTTGGACACAGGTGTAGTATCTCTCTTGTAAACTTTTCTTTGCCTATTTCTTCAATGTCTCTAAGTAGATTGTCTGAAGATCCCCAATAGTCTCTCCATTCACTTTCTACTGTAGTGCGCCTTTTTCTTTTCTTACCTTTAAGTGGTGGCCTTGTTTTTGTTGCCTTAGCGTTTTTCTTGCCTATATACTTTCTACCATTTGTTGTATTAGTGATTAGGTAAACAAAACCTTCACACTCAATTGGTAGAGTATCAACTTTTTTGCCTTGATAAGTCCACTCCATACTGTATGTATGCTAGGACTTAGTTGGTGCCTTTATTCTTGGGTTTTGTTTTTCGTTTTTGATAAAATTCAGTTTGTATTTCTTTTTGCCTTTTGCGTGCCAGTCTGATTATGTTTCTTAAGTGCCTTCTGCCTGCCAAGTGCGTTCTCACGCTGTGCCTTTTATTAAAATCTGTGTGTGCCTGATAATATTTTAAGTATTCTTCGACAAGCTTTTCGTGAGTACTTTCGTCGTCGAAGTTATTTTCGTCGTCGCTCATTAGTCAACTACGTCCAAGTCTGTTGCGTAAGAAGTAAAACCTGATTCTTTAATTACTCTAAGTACATGATTTACTCTACCTACTAGTTCTTCTTTGTGCGATATAAGGAAAACATTCTTGCGACCTTCGCGGCCCATATGCTTGATAACGCCCAGTGCGTGTTCAACACCAGCAGAATCCATTCCACTGTCGATCAATTCGTCGATGAACAGTAGGTTAATGTTCTGGTATAAGTTTTCCCATACGTCACGGAACGCAAAACTTAGTCCAAGTATAAGTCTGTTACGTTCGCCTCGACTCAGATTGTCAAAGTCGAGGTCTTGACCAAGCTGAGTAATCTCAACACTTAGGTCATTTTGGAATGCTACTTGGTGCGGAAGACCAAGTCTAGAAAGATAAGAAGTAAGTCTGTTGTTCAAGTAGCTCAAGTTTTGATCAATAATTTTCTTACGAATGAAACTATCCTTGTTTGTAAGAAGTTTCAACAAGAACTCTTGGTGCTCTTGGTAGTGAGTAAGCTCGTTTACTGAATCCCAATTGATTTCTTGAAGCGCTGAAGCAGACAATTCATCAATTTGACTTTGGTATGGATCGTGCTCTTGCTCTTTTGTTTCGAGACTGTGCTTGAGTCCGTCAATATTCTGTCTATGTTCGTATGCTTCCTTCATAGATTCGTAAAAAACAGTAGGCTTAGCGTCAATGTCACCGATTATCTTAATGTTTTCGAGGGTTTTCTCGGCTTTTTCTGTTACTTCTTGTAAATAGACCTGGCTCTCTTCGAGCTCTTTGGTCTTTGTGCTGAGGATCTCTTGCTTCTTGTCTTCGTGAAGTGGTTGATCGCATGTATAGCACTTTGCATCTTCGAGTCCGATAAGGTCTTTGTTGATTTTATCAACACTTTTCTGCGCTCTTGATTGAGCAGCTTCGGAAGATGCTAAGGTTTTCTGTAAATTTTCAAGCTCTGTGCTAATTGTTTGCCAGTTTTGTAGCTTTTCGTGTCCTTCGATCTCAGAATCAATGTCAAGTTTGCTTAGTTCTTGTATTGCTTCTTCGAGTGCTTTAATGTCAGTGCGTTTTTTTGCTTGCCATGCCTTCTGAGTGCGACCTAAGCTGGTAATTGTATCTTCGATTCGTTCGTTAGCTGACTGAACAGCGTTAATACGATTAGTTTCAGAGTCAATAGCAGCTCTGGTGTTACGAATCTCTTCCTTTAAAGTCTCAGCCTTCTCTGAAAGGATAGTAATACCGAGTAACTGCTCAATAATAGCACGTTGATCGTTGGTTCGCATTGCCAAAAATGGCTCTGAGTAGGTGTTAAGCGCTACGATATGCTTAAACATGTCATGGCTCATACCTAATAGGGTATTAATAGCCTCTTGTGTCTTACGACTATCACCTTGAGACTCGTCAGTCATCTCTTGCTCTTGGTCATCTACGTAAAATTTTGTAAATGTAGGTGATCTACCACGCTCAATGCGATATTGAACATTGTTTTTCTCGAAATTCAACGTTACTAACATATGTTTACCATTTGTTTTGTTAATAAGGTTGTTTCGTTTGATGTTAGTTAGTGCTTGGCCGTAGAGGGCGTAGGACAATCCGTTAATGATTGTCGTTTTGCCTGTCCCGTTTCGTGAGCCTGAGTCGTCACCTCCTTGATCTAAGTTTTCACCAAGCACTAGAGTGAGCTGTTCTTGATCAAACCGAACTGCCTGGGTTTGATTGCCGACGCTCATAAAGTTTTTAACTGTTAAATCTTTTAATAGAATTGTCATAGTTTCATTTGCTTTGGATCAATGCTGATTTCGTTAATACAAATATCATCGGGTTGATCTATTATCCATTTAATATACACGGCTGCTTGAGAAATGTCAAGACATTTTCGGTCAGGATGCTTTTCTTGATTGTTGGAAAGAGTACCAAAGCTAACATAGGTAATCTTTGGGCCTTCGCCCCATACCCCGCCTAGTGCTAACGTATTGGAATAATCACGCAGCGCTTTCTTTTCAGCGTTGTACAACCAAGCTTTGCCGTTTTTAACACGATCAGTTGTGCTGCCAACAGTAATGATGTGGGGTCTGTGGTTTTCTTCTACGCATTTTTTGTAAACCTTGTCAAGTAGTACAGTTTGATTAAACTTCCACAGCGCACTATTAATAATAACAGTATTGTAATGCGTGACGTAT